TCAGGAAGACGGTTGAAATCTGGATTCTTTTGAAATATTGCATGACTGAAGGCTCGCCCGCTTACAAATCTTCCCGGCAAAATTTACCACTGCGCAAAGTGTAGCACTGTGTTACACTCTGCCCCGCACCCTAAAGGGTGCACGGGTTTGGTCGCCCGGTTTTCCGAAGGCGCAGCAGCCGCGCCCATAGTTATGGTTGCGGCTTCGTTTTTCCCCAGTGCTGTGCGCACGGGCTCCGTTATGGCGGGCCGTGCGGGGAGGCCCGCAAGGGCCTGCCGGATCCTTCGGCCGGTCGACCAACCCCGCACGCGCCTGCCACCCTCTCTTGGTCGGGGGGGTGACAGGTCTCTTGATCTGTTCCGAAGGAGCCATTCATGGCTGACACCACCGCAACCGGCGGCGCGAGCGCGCGCGCGTCCGGCACCCCCACCCTGATCGAAGCCGCCGACCTGGCCGGCTATCTGGCTGACCGACTCCGGGGCTATACCGCCCTGGTCAATCTTCTGGACCTGCCGCCCAAGGGCGCCCACCTCGACAGCCTGAGCGCGCGCGACCTGGCCGAGCTGCTGCACCGCCTCAACGAAGGCGCCCAGGCCACCGCCGCCCAGCTCTGCGACACGCTCCAGGCGCTGCTCGACGCGGGCCGCGCCTGCGCCCCGGCCGATGGACAGGAAGGGGGGATGGCATGAGCACGACCATCCACGCCCCGGCCGCCGCCGAAACCACCGGCCTCAAGCGGGCTAGCCTGCGCGCGCTGGTCGGCTCCAGTGACGTCCGGCTCGCCGCCGGCCCCAAGCTGGCCCTGATCGCCATCGCGCGCTGCCACGACGACCGCACCGGCCGCAGCACCTGCTCGCTCAAGACCATCGCCGTGATGGCCGGCGTGGGCGAGAAGCAGGCCGCGCGCAACGTCGAGACGCTGGTCGCGCTCGGCCTGGTCCATCGCACCCCGCGCCTGGGCCGCGCCACCGCCTACGTGATCGACCTGGTCGCGCTGGCAGCCTTCGAGACCTGCCGCCGCGATGCCGAAGCGCCTGTGGATAACCCGGCCCCCACCCTGGACATTTGCGACGCCAACCCCGGACATCTGCCGCCGCCACCCCCGACATTCGCACCGCCAACCCCGGACACCCATGTCCCCCGTACTGAAGGGGTACTGCTTGGTACTGGAGGAGGTACTGAGGCACGCGCCGGCCAAGCGCCGGGCCCCGAAACCTTCCCTCCCCTTGCTGAAGACCTGAAGACCGAAGGCCAGGACATCGCCTCCGAGACGCTGGTCGCCGTCAACGCCAAGCGAGCGCGCAACGGCAAGCAGCCGCTGCAGTGCGCCGACCTGATCGAGCTGGGCCGCCAGGCCACGCTGGCCGGCCTCACGCCGCAAGCCGCCGCCGAGTTGATTCTGGCCAAACCGAGCTGGAACTTTTTCCAGGCCGGCTGGTTGACCAGCAAGCCCGCAGACCCCGCCGCACCGGCCCCGCTCGACGAGGCCGCCCGGGCCCAGGCCCGCGCCCGCGCCGACCAGGTGCAGGCCGACCTGCTGCGCCGCTCGATCGAAGCCATGCACGCGCCGGTGCTGGTCAGCCGGCCGTCGGCTGCAGTGGCTACTGCCGGAGCTGCTGGGCAATACCCCGGAGCAGCTCCGGCAGTAGCAGCGCGCACCGCCACGCTGCGCACCACGCCGGTTGCCATCGGCGCTGCCACCGGCACCGGCTGGGCGCGCGACGCCGTGGCGCGCTTCATCGGTGGCCAGAACGTCGCCCGTGCCACCATCACCAGCGCCGCCGGCGCGCTCGGCCTGCCACTGGCCGACCTCAAGGCGCAACGCGCCGCCCACCTGGCCGCCGTGGCCGCCTGATCCGGGAGCAACGACCATGACGACGACATTCAACCTGCCGCGCTGGGCGGCTTACCTGCTGGCCGTGGTCTGCACGGCGGTGGCCCTGGGCGCGGCCTGGGTGCAGTTCGACCTGTTCACCCTGGCCATCCACCTGACCGAGACGCGGCCCGAGCTGCGGACCACCATGAACTGCATGACGCTGCTGTTCGTCGGCGGCGAGTTGCTGGCGGTGTTCATCGCCGGTCTGATGCCTGAACCGGGTTGGCGGCGCCGCTTGCGGCTGCTGGCCACGGCGGCGGTGGCGCTGGAAGTGGTGATGATCTTCGGCGCCCAGGTGACCATGGCGCGCTCGGCCGATGCGGTCGCAGATGCGCAACAGGGCCGCATCGAGCAGCTGCGCGCGTCGATCGCCAGCCAGCGCCGGGCGGTCGATGTTCTGACCGACTCGGCCCGGCGCCAGTCGGAATCGATCCATGCCCATACCCGCGCGGACGGCGCCCAGTCGCTGCGCCGTGTCGCCGCGATGGAAGCGCAAACGCTCGCCCTGTCGCGCGAACTGGCCGATCTCGAAGCGAAACAGGTCGCCACGGCGACCGAGGTGTTCGGCGAGCGCGGCATGATCGCCACCAAGGTCGCCAGTGCGGTGCTGGTTTCGGCGTTCTGCCTGACCTTCAGCGGCGCGGCCGGCGCGCTGATCGGCACAGCCCAGGCCCAGCCCTTGGCCCACAGCGCCGGGACCGTGACGCCCTCGACCTCGGCTGCCCCTGCCCCGACCCCGGCGCCCGCCTACTCGACGCCCGTGGCGCAACGCTGGGCGGCCGGTGTGACGCTGGCGGCCATCCCGGCCGCTGCCTTCGCCGCGCCGAGCGTGACGGTCACCGCGCCCGTGACGGCCGACACCGAGACGCCGCGTGCCGCGACGGTGCCAACCGCAACGACACCGACCGCGATGGAGCAGGCCGTGACGCCAGAAGCCGCGACGCCACCGGCCGTGACGACAGCAACCGTGATGCAAGAGGACACCGCGACGAATCCGACCGTGGTGGAACTCGCCGCAACGCCCAAGCCGGCCCGGGAGCGGACCGTGACGGCCTCGGCCGCGACGACCCGCGTGCGCTACGAGCGCATCCGCGCCGGCATCGTAACCGGGACCATCAAGCCGTCCGTGCGCGCGGTCCAATCCGCCGAGGGCGGCGGCACGGCCGAGGTGCGCGCCTGCCTGCAGCAGCTGGAGCGCGACGGCGTCTTGGTGCGCTCCGGCCAAGGCTGGGCGCTGCTGCAGCCGCCGGTGGACGCCAACCAGATGGACCTGATCGGGAGCGCAGCATGAGCCGCCGCACCGCGCATGACCTCGACCCCGGCACGGAACGGGTGCGCCACGCCTCCTACATGATCGACGCGCTGTGCGACCTGCTCAAGGCGTCCAACGGCGAGCCGGTCGCCTCGATCTCGGTCCTCACGCTGCTGGAGCCCGTGCGCGACGAGCTGCACCAGGCCTGCGACGCGATCGAGCGCGCCAAGAGCCGCCCGCCTCAGTAGCCCTCAAGCGCCGGCGCCGGCGCGGCGGGGACGTAGGGATCGAACCGAACCACTTCCTCGCCCATCCAGTCGTTGAGAGCGGCCAGGCGCTGCTGCAGCGGCTCGATCTCGTTGCGATGGAAGGTCTGGGCCGCGTCCGTCACGCTGCCAAAGCCGCCGGCGTGCTGCGGCACGATGCCCATGAGCTGCGGCGGGATGCGGTGCGCCGCGAGCACGTCGTCGCGGCTGACGTTCTTGATGCTGGCGAACTCGTCGCGCGCGGCCACCTCGGACACCGGGATCACCTGCACGCCGTCCTTCTTGCCGTTCGGGCTGTAGATGAACAGGTTGCGGAAGTTGCCCGGGCCCTTGGCGTTCCTGAGCGCCTCGCGGATGTTGTCCACATCTTCCTGCTGCTGCTGCGCATCGCTGAGGTAGAGGATGAAGCCCGCGTGGCTGCCGTTGTTGTAGTAGCGGCGCCGGAACAGCGTGGCGCTCTCGTTGAGCCAGGCCGACTGCAGCGCGGCAAGGTACTCGGGTATGCCGTAGACCTCCTGGTTGATGTCGTGCGCGCGCAGGTGGTGCAGGCTACCGGGCGTGAACTCGTGCTCGCGCGGGCTCTGGACGAACCAGTAGCGCTCCAGGGCATCGCCGCCCCGGCGCACGTACTTGGACAGCGCATGGCGCAGCCGCATGGTGCCGCCCAGCAGGTTGCGCGGTCGCTCCAGGTAGCCGTTGCCGAACACCAGGTAGTCCAGCGCCCAGGCCGAGAAGGTATCGCGGTCGAGCCAGCGGTGCGGCACGAAGGATCTGGCCAGCAGGTTGCGCTTGAAGTACAGCGCGCTGGCGTGGTGGGTGCTGGCATTGAAGGTCTTGGCCAGGCCGGGTTGCGAGACTGGCGGCTCGTACCAGCGGCCGTTGTACCAGCACTCCAGGTAGTCGAGGATCTCGCGCCCGTCGAGCACGGGCACCGGGTCGCCGAAGGTGAAGGCCTCGGCCTGGGCGGCGGGCTGTGTCACGGGCGGCAGGATCTCGGGCGCTTCGGTCGGTGTTGCGGGGGTGGTCATGGTCAGTCGTAGATCTCGATGAGGGATTTGTTCTGGTGCGTCTGGCCTTCGAGCGGCTCGTTGATCAGCGCGTTCATGCAGGCCCAGGCTAGGTCGGCGTGGCCGGTCTGGGCGTTGCGCCCGGCGGTGAAGGTCACGTTGTTTCCGCTGGCGGTCAGCGTCTTCTTGATGGCCAGAAAGCTGTGGGCCAGGTCCACCCAGCCGGTGTCGAACTGCAGCCTGGCCTTGCCGATGACGCTGCGCGCCTTGAGTACCAGCTGGGTCTTGCTGTCGAGGCTGTAGTTGATGCTCCTGGCCGCCGGGTAGAACTTGGTCACGAGCTGGTAGACGCCCTGGCCGATGCCGGTGGTGTCGATGCCGATGTAGGCCACGTTGTAGCGCTGCGTGACCTTGCGGATTGCCTCGGCCTGGGCCTCGAAGTCCATGCCCTTGAACTGGTGGCGCTCCAGCACCCGGAACACGCCCTTGTCGCCCAACGGCGGGGCCAGCACCACCAGGCCGGCCGAGTCGCCGGTGTGGCTCGGGTCGTAGCCGACCCAGACCGGCAGGAAGCCGTAGGGGCGCTGGCCAAAGGGCTTGACATCGTCCCAGGCGTCCCAGCTGTCCACCATGCAGCGCTGCAGCTCGGCCAGCGGGAAGATGCTCTGCGAGTCGTCGATGAACTCGCACATCAGCAGATTGGCGAACTCCTCGGGGTTGTATTCGAGCTTGAGCTCCTCCAGGTCGAACAGGTCGCAGCCCGCGCGCTCGGCGTCGTAGATGGTGACGATGTTGCGCCAGATCCGGTCGGCCGCGACCTGGCCGCCGGCGAGGCTGGAGTGGCTGAGGTCGATCTCGACCCGATCCGACTTGGGGCGCTTCTTGTTGAAGCGCTCGCCCGACCACAGCGCGTAGGCCTGGTGCTGGATGCTGCTGGGCGTGCTGAAGTAGGTCTTGCGCCACTGTTTGTGCATGGCCATGCCGCTGGCGACCTTGTTCAGCTCCTCGAACTTGTGGGTCCAGAAGAACTCGTCGAAGTAGAAGTTGCCATGGTAGCCCTGCGCGGTGCGCGCGTTGGTGCCCAGGAAGTACAGGTGCGCGCCGTTGGCCAGCACGATCGGGTCGCCCGAGAGCTCGACGCCGCAGGCCTCGTGCGCGAAGCCGATGATGTACTGCTTGAAGATGTGGGCCTGGGCCTTGCTGGCCGACAGGAAGATCTGGTTGCGCCCGGTCGTGATCGCGTCGATCAGCGCCTCGCGCGCGAAGTACCAGGTCGCGCCGATCTGGCGCGACTTCAGGATCATGCGCGTGCGCTGCTGGCTCTCGCGCCACCACTGCTGCTGGTAGCCGAACAGCGCGTCGCGGAAGGCGCTCTCCAGCTGCTCGATCTGCTCCTCGCTGAAGAAGTTCTTGTCCTCGCGGCCGCTGCGGCGCTTCGGGCCGGCGTTGCGGCGCTCGATGTTGGGGTTGAGCTCGCGCTCCTTGCCGGTCTGCTCGTAGTTGCGCACGCGCGCCAGGCGCTCGATCTGGCGCCCGAGCAGGTCGATCTCCTTGAAGTCACCGCCGGTCTTGGCCTCCTTGGCGATCAGCTGCACCAGGCGCGACTCCAGCACGCCCTCGACACGCTGGATCGGCGCGGCCTTGTCCCACTGCTCGGCATCACGCCAGCCGTGCAACGTGGTGCGCGCAATTCCGAGGTGCTCGCTGATCGCGGTGATGCGCCACCCCTGCCAGTAGAGGTCGCGGGCGCGCCTGCGGTGGTCGGCCGGCGCGGCCTCGACCTCGGTCTCGGTCTCGAAAGGGGGGAAATCGACGTCCTGATCTGACATGGGGACCGATGTTCCCCGCTGCCGCGCGCGCGCGAAACCAGGGGCGCTTGTCGCCTCGAATCTGACAATTTCGAGGCGTTGAGCCGCGCGAGAAGGCTGGGCACCATGACGGGGACTCAACTCCCACGCTACCCGTCAGATGA